GAATTTTTTGGAGAGACTAACACGTTGATTTAAAAAGGGAAAAACAGTAGAAAATCTCGGTTTCCTGCTGAAAGTCATATAGACTAATAAATATTTCCCACAAGGAACAACTTGTTATCAAGGAGAATTACATGGATGAGCTGCTTAAGAAATTGCTTGCTGCTGAAGTTCTGACGGAAGATACCCGCAAAGAACTCGAAACAGCATTCAAGCAGAAGATTGACGAAGAATCCAAGAAGGCACGCGAAGAAGCAACAATTTCAGTCAACGCCGACCTTCACGAAAAGTGGACAGCAGAGCGTGATACACTGATTGAAGCTCTCGATGCTAAAGTTAGCGAAGTTCTTAAAGAAGAACTTTCCGAACTCAAAGAAGACATCGAACGTTTCCGCGATCTTGAAACAGAATATGCAGAAAAGATTGTTGAAGCAAAGTCAGAAATGGCAACAGGCCTCAAGAAAGATATGGACAGCTTGATTGAAAAGCTAGACGCCTTCCTTGAAATTCGCCTAACTAAAGAACTTTCAGAACTCCACGAAGACATCGAAGCACAGCGTAAAAAGAATTTTGGTAAGCGCGTATTCGAAGCATTCGTTGAAGAGTTCACAAAGCACTATACAGCAGATGATAGCGTCGAAGGCAAGCTGCAAGAAACACAACAGCGCTTGGAAGATGCTCTCAAGGCTCTTGAAGAGTCAGAGAAGAAGAGTGCTAAGCTTGATCGTGCTAAGAAGATGGATGATGTTCTCAAGCCTCTTACAGGTCGTCAACGCGAAGTAATGGAAGCAATTCTCAAGAGCGTAGATACACCAATGCTTGGTGACGCATATAAGACATACGTAGGTAAGGTTTTGAAAGAAACAGCTGCACCAGTTGCAGAGGGAAAAACTTCAGAGAAGGAAACTCCAGTACTAGCTGAAGGAGAGAAAAAGAGCGAAAAGAAAGCACCTCAGGGTGTAACAAAGACCGGCGATGACAACGAGCGTATCACAGAGGGTGCTAAGCTCGACCAGCAACAGGGCAAGATTTCGGAAGAAGTCAAGGCAAAGTTGCGACATCTCGCAGGCATTAATTAACTCTCACAAAGCTAGGAGCTAAAACATGAATGAAATTTTTGAAAATTGGGGCGAAGTCAAGGAAGCGCTTCTTGATGGTCTTACACCACAGCAAAAGTCCGTAGTTGGACCTGTGTTGGAAAACCAAAAGGAATACCTCTTGGCAGAATCCGCAGCAACAGGTGCAACAGCAGCACACGACATCGCAGGTTTCCGTAAGATTTTGATTCCGATGATTCGCCGTATTATCCCAGGCACGATTGCAACCGAAATCGTTGGTGTTCAGCCAATGCAAGGTCCAGTTGGTCTGGTTTACACGATGCGTTACCGTTACGGTGAAACTGTTAATGTGCCAGGTGCACCAACAGCAGCAAATCCATGGTCACCAAATCCAGTAGGCAATTTTGGTAATATTACAGGTGGTGATGAAATGTTTGGTAACAACCCAGTTCTACGTCAGTTCTATTCTGGCGCAGCTGGTCCTGTCGTAGGTGATGGTGGTGCTAACCAGCCAGCTGGCGCATCCGGTATTACCAACGCAGCAGGCGACGAAGCCGACATTCAAGCTAATGCATCCCGTGGTGCATGGCCATCAAGCATTCCTGCTTGGAATACATCATTGTTTGGTCCTTACCCAGCAGTTGGTACAGATGCTATCGGTCGTCAGTATGCCGGTCGTCTATACGGTGGTTCAGGTTCTTTCATTGAAGGTTCAGGCGGTCGTACAGTTAAGCTTGAAGTTATCAGCCAAGCAGTTGAAGCTGGTACACGCAAGCTGCAAGCAGGTTGGACAATTGAAGCAATGCAGGACATCAAGAGCCAGCACGGTCTCGACCTTGAGAACGAACTGACACAAGTTATCTCTGCAGAAATCGTACAAGAACTCGACTCAGAAATTCTGACAGACCTTTTGGCTCTGGCAGGAACAGTCGGTACATACGACTACGCAACAATTGGCCTTGGTCCACAATACCAGCCAGCATACCTTGGTGATCGTTTTGCTAACCTCGGTATTATCATCAACGCAGTTGCAAATGAAATTGCACGTAAGACCCGTCGTGGTCCAGGCAACTTCATCGTTGTATCACCAATGGTTGTTTCCATCCTCCAAAGCGCAGCAAAGTCAGTATTTGCACCAGCAGTAGCTGGTAGCTTCAAGGGTCCAAACAACAGCATGTTGGTTGGTACACTTAACGGCACGATCAAGGTTTACAGCTACCTGTGGAACCAAGTATCAGGCCTCGCAGCATCAACAAACGACGTCGTCCTCGTTGGTTACAAGGGCGGCAATGGTGAAACAGACACTGGTTACTTCTACTGCCCATACATCCCATTGATGTCAAGTGGTGTTGTTATTAACCCAGTTACGTTCCAACCAGTTGTTAGCATGATGACTCGTTATGGAAAGACAGCATTTACACAGACGGAAACAAGTTTGGGTAACAGCGCTGACTATTATGGAAAAATCAATGTGCTGAACTTCCAGTTCGCATAATGGATTGAGTTGACAACAGCTCCATAAAGCAGTAATCTAAAAGATCCCGGTTCGCCGGGATCTTTTTTTGAACCCTAGGGAATACTGGAGATTACAACAATGCCGAGACCAGGCGATATTGACACGACATACCCACATAAATTCAAAGAGATTGATATTGAGTTGATTGAACCATTTCAAGGCGCAAAGTTGCATCACAAAATGCGATGTCTAAATTGTTTCCATGAATGGACAGCAACACCTATTTCGAAGCTGCAGAATTTTAAGAGACATAAACTAAAAGGATGTCCAGTGTGTTGTCGAAGTGAGTGTACAGAAAAGGTTCTTGAAAAACGAAAACGAAATCTCCAATCTCTTAAAGACAGAGGATTTGAGATTTTATCTGATTGGGATGGACGCCGTGTGAATGACATTAGTAATGTACCAACAAAAGTAACTGTTCGAAATATGAAATGTAACCACAGATTCACGAGTGAAGCAAAAAACCTTCTGGCACGAGGTGTGGAATGTCCAATTTGTGCCACTCAATATAAAACTAATCATCTGAATGCAAGTGTTGAACGTAGACATCAAAAATGGATTAAAACTGCAACATCTTGGCAGTTGTATAAATCAGAAGTCACCTCTCATACTCGTGCAACGTATCTTGCAAATAAACACACCATCAATCCAAATAATCTTCCGTCAGGACGTGCAGGCAAAGATGGCGCATATCATTTGGATCATATTGTTCCTGTCCGATATTGCTTCGAGAACGACATTCCAGCGAAAATCTGCTCGGATCTTTCGAATTTACAAATGATTCCATGGCGAGAGAACATCGCTTCTAAAGCTCGTCTGAAAGGCAAAATCCCTGTGATTTTTGAACAGTTTGGGGTAAATAATGCTGTTTGACGGTATTCTCTAGTTCCTAATGATTCGAATTATTCAGATAAATACTTGACAAGGAAAACACATGCACCCACAACTACCCCAAGATTGGTTATATTTTGTCACAGAAATACCCCCTATCAAAACGGGACTACCACATATCATACTTGCATGTGATGCGCCTCTCTTTTCCACGCCTTCGATGTTTGTTGTGCACGGCAAAGATGTTAGTAAATTCGACAATTTAGAAGTACTATCGTTTGAACAACTTGAACATTCAGAACGCACAAAATTAAAGAACTGGTTTGTAAAAAACAAGCAAGTGTTGTTCGATCATTGGAACCAAAAAACTAGTTCGACTGTTTTACTTAACAAAATCACATCCATTTCAACATGAAACTTAATGAAATATTTGATGCAACTCAAAGAGTTGTTCCACCCAAAGTTGTAGTTTTTCGTGAGGATCAAACGGGGATACGTGGGCGTATCTATGCAAGTCCAAATCAAGCATATGGAACACAAATTCCACATGGTCCACGAATCAAGTTTTACCCGACAACATATCCGGGTGAAAATAAATCATACTCCGTACTACCTAATGCTGAACAATTAAGTCCTGAATTTAGGCCACTAATT